CTCCCTAGCCGAGTTGTTCGATGATCGCTGTCTGGCACGTTGCTGTCCCGCCGGAACCGCTCCACTGCCATGTGAATCCGAGCGTCGCCTCCTGAGTGGTGTCTACCCCAGCGGTGGTGAAAAAGGTCTGCGGGGACAAATACGCGCCAAGGGCCGTAGTGGATTGGAACAGGAAGGTTCTGCCTATCGTGCCGTTCGGCCCACTCTTGCGGCACACCATCACGAGTTCTGCGGACCATGACGTTATCCGTGACAGCCCGACATCGAGGGAGGCTGCGTCAACGAGCGTGGCCGCACCCAACTTGGCAGAGAGCGCGAACGAGCCGACCAACGCCGGAGACGTGAGCTTGCCCGCGAGGCAAGCGCGGATCGTCCGCCCAGGGATCAGAGCATCCGCCGGAATGACGAGCGACCCGATGCCGGCACCGATAATGGATGCCTCGGCTGTCCCCGCGACGACACCATCTGCCGTCGCGACGTAGAGCAATCTGTAGCCGCCGCCGACATGGAATGTCGGATCGAATTCTGGGCCGTAGATGTCCACAGGCCGCAGTGTCTCCGTGTTGAGGTGCGTCATTCCCACTCCAGCTTCGTACAGTTGTAGCGTCCGATGACGCCAGCATTCCCGGCAGTGCCGGCAACGCCGTTGAAGCTGCTGCCGATGCCACCGGCGCCTCCAGCACCGCCGGCCGCCTGGATGGTGCCAACGGTCGGGATGGTCTTGTAGCCGAGCAGAACCCAGCCTCCGCCACCTCCTCCACCACCACCACCGCCGCCATCATCGAGGCCCAACGAATTGCCGCCGTTGCCACCGGCCCCTCCATTGGCTTTGATCGTCCCGCTGTTTACGATGGACATGGCAACGATGCAGGCCACTCCGCCACCCGAGCCGCCGCCGCCACCACCGCCCCCGGTGTCCCCAGCCCCTTCGGCCGAGCCGGATGTCCCGCCGCGTCCGCCCGTGCCACCCTGGATGACGGTAGCCGTCGCCCCGTGGTAATGGCGCCCAGTGAGATGCCGCCACTGCCTGAGCGACGCTGCGGTTCCAGCGCCAGAGCCTACATTGATTTGAGTAGTTGAGTCGCCGCCCTTGCCGCCCCCACCACCGTTGCCGCCCATGCCGGTCGCTGCCGTTGGAGCAGTAGCGAGAGCCCCAACAGATGGGCCAGCGACCCCGGTTGACCCGGTTGTGCCGGCCGTCGAACCTCCGACGTTGCGGTTGGTGTTGCCGATCACCCCCACGCCGCCCACGGCTCCTGCTGCGTTCCCGCCGCCGGAACCATCGGCCTTGATCGTCCCATTGTTGGTGAGCGTCCCGCGCACGAATACCGCGAAGCCATCGAGCGTGAGTGTCACGGCGGCGTTGACCGTGAGCGACGAGTAGTACATATCCTGCGTGAGTGTCGTGTTCCCAGCGATGGTTACGGCGCCGTCTGAGCCATCCCCGAACAAGAAGTCGAGGAAGTCCGCGGGCCACGTCTCTGCTGTATCTCCGGTATCGACGCTCAACTGCCGCGCCGCCGTCAGGTCCGATGTGCATGCGATGGTCAGTTGGTGGGAGTCGTTGGAGTCGTTGATCTTGACGGTGTTGAAGGTTGGGTCTGCCGTCGTGGAAAGGTCCTGATTCGCCGTGACGTCGCCGGTGAGACGGAGAGTACGGTCGGCGTTCGCGAGGTCGAATGTGAGGAATCGATCCGCGGTATGCGCCGGGCTGCTGAGTGCGCGGAGGCCGAGGATATTCGTCCCCACGCCCGTCGCGTCATCGAAGAAACTCACGCCGGTGAAGAATGCCCCATGCAGCCACGGCTCGTCCGTCGCGTCGCCGAATATCAGCGCTGTCCCAATGCTGCCGCCACCGCCGGTAACGATGGAACTATTGAATGAGAAGTTAACCCCAGACAAAACTATGGATGCCGCCCCGAGGTTGATGGCTGTACCAAGGTTGAGATTGCGCCACCGGATACCCGTAGTCCCCAGGTCTGCGGTATTATTACTCGTCCATCGCAATGCGCTTGCTTGCAGGATGAGGCGATTCGTATCCTTCAGGTCCCCCGCTGTGTTCAACCACGATGGTATCGAGTCACTCACGGTGGTGACAGGGCTGAGCGCGACAGCGCCAATGGCAATGCCCGAGTCCTTGATGAGCTTCCCGGTGATCCCGTCGTAGGTCGCGATGTTGTCTGCGACCGCGACGGCTGGCCCGGTGACATCGCCTGCGCCCCCGCCGGGGATCCCGAGCAGGGCCTGGGTCTCAGCCACCGTCATGGGCCGGAAGTTTCCGGCATCGCGCCCGAGGACGGTATCCACCGGGACAGCGATCTTGACCAGCGAGGAGCCCGCGCTCTGGCGGCCGAACAAAGATGGCTCATCGGCGAGCAGCTTCACGGGACCCGCGCCGTTGGAGCGCGCCAGGATGTAGTCGGTCTCGGGGCCGTCGTAGTCCAGCGCCGCGAGGGCCGCCTGCTCGGCGTCCGTGAATGCGTTGGTGTTGGGGTTGGACTCGTAGAGGCTCTTGATCTGGCCGGCGTCCAGACCTGCCACGAGCGGGCTGGGGATCCACTCCTCGATCACATCGTCCCAGACGACAGCTTCTTTGTCGTCCGCGTTGATCGGGACGCCACCGAGGACGGGGCGTTCCCCGCGCCTGTCGATCATCTATTGGCTCCGCGCCGGTGTGGAAATAGGCGGGGCCAGGTCTTCACCCGGCCCCGCCCCTCGGGTGTATCTCTTACAGGACGTTGCTCATCGTCTGGCTGAGGACCACCATCTCGAACCCGACGCTCGTGTCGAGGAACGCCGTGGCGCCACCGGCGTTGGTGACATCCACGATGAGCAGATCACCGTTGCGGAAGATCATCTGGTCGTGGATCAGCTCATACGGCTCGCCGGCCACTGTCGCCGTGGCAAAGGCAGTCGGCACAGTGAAGGTCCCTGTGCCGCCCGAGTAGTCGCTCACCGGCCTGATCTCGCCTGTTGACAGGCGCTTGATCAGGCTGTTGAGGTAGGTATCGACTCCCTCGAGCGCGTTGGTGTCCACCAGCGTCGTCGTGCTGCCGGCCCCGCTGGTGCTGGCGACCCTCGCGTTGCCGCGCCTCTCGTCCGGCGCCAGGGGAATGACGGTCCTGCGCCCCGCGGCGCCACCGGCGATCGGCTGCGTGATGGCGAGCGCGGTGCTGTTGATCGGGATGTCCACCCCCTCCACAGCGGCCACGCGACCATTACCGACCGCGATCATCTTCTTGAGAACGAACGTCAGGTCGTTGCTCGCCGCAGCGTTGCTGGCTCCCTCCACCATGACCGCGCTGACAAGGCGCGCCTCCTTCCCACCGGGAAGCAGGATCGGCCGCATGAACCTGTCGATGGCTGCGGCGCTGAGAACCGCGATGCCTTGGAGCGGGATGGTGCCGCGAATGCGTCTCCCTACGTGCTCGAGATCGAGGTCTCCTTCTGATGCTCCGCCGGTGTAGGACATAATTGTGACCCCCTATCGGTATCCCTGATGGTGGCGCGTCAGTGTCGGGCCATCGCGCGTGCGCCACGCCGCGCGGCAGCCAAGTCCTACTCGAACCGTTCGACCTCGCAGACCGAGTTGTTTATCGTGCCGGTGCCCTGCACGGTCATCGAGATGAACAGCGGATTGACGAAGCCGACTTCCTGCTGCCCGTAGATGTCTCGTGCCTTGCCAGGCGTCGCCGGGCCACCGGTGGAGGTGTAGTCCTCCAGCACGATCCGGCGCTCGGCGCTACCAGGCGCCACACCCCACACGAAGGGGCTGATGCGCCAGATCTCGCCGCGCTCGCTGAACTCCTTGGGGCGGATGCTCACCTGGTGGCACGGGTGATACAGATGCCCCTGAATCTCATAGTCGGTTGTGGCATCCGGGACCGTGAGCCACGGGGAGTTCACATATGCGATTCTGACTGTCGAGACTGTGGTTGGCTCGTAGGCGACGATCTCGCGCTGCTGGCCAGCACCCGTACCCCCAATGAGTTTGATGCGCAGGCCGGGGAACCAGTTCCCGTTGGTGCGCTCGCGCACGCCAAGGTTGATGAAGTTCGCCCCGCTGCCAGCCTGGGCCTTCCCGAGGAACGGCTCCGCATGCAACATCGTCACCACGTCGAAGGTGTCTTCATCCGCCGGGATCGTCCCGAACCCTGGCGGGTCCACGACGTAGTGCGCTCTGGTGCCGCCCACGTTCGTCTGGTCGATGATGCGGAACGCCTTGCCGCGCAACAGGCCGGTCTTGAAGACGATCCAGAGCCCGTTATGGAGCCCCGTCGCGGTGTCTGGGTCGGCGTCGTCTGTTTCGATCTCGGTGAGCGTGGGCGCGAAGTTCGACGCCTCCACCGAGCCGGAGGACGTGTCCAGCACGCTGATCGAGAACAGCCTGTGGTTCGTTACTCTCTCTGACACGGTGTCTCCCCCTCAGTCGAGATCTGCAATCAGGTCGAATGGCATGACGGCACGCTGGCCCGGAGTGGGCATGTCCAACACGCTGATCCAGTTGTCGCGCGCCCGCTCGTACTTCGCGTACTTGCCGCTGGCATCTTCATCGGCCGTCTCGACAATATCGGCGCACGCCAGGTAGCGCACGAGGCGCGCCATCATGCGCGGGAATGGCAGCAGCAGCGCGTAACGGCTCCCCCCGGCAATCGTCGGGGGCGTCGTCCAGACGCTGTCGAGCGTCAGCTCCCGCGTCACCCCGTCGTAATCCGTGACCCGCTTGCGCTGGCCGATACCGGTGCCCGCCACGATCTCGATCTCCATGGCGTTGTAGATGTCGTCGATGGGCTCCGCGGGGCGCTGGCCGATGCTGTTGGAGAACGTCGATGCCAGCCTCAGCAGGTTCGTAGCGCCAGGGTCTGCTGCCTGGGTGCCGAACAGCAGGTCGGGGATGTCGTGCTCGTACCAGAGCTTGAGGTTGTTGGCGACGACCCCTGTTGGGGGCGGGTCGAGCAGGATCTTCCGGCCGACGATCTCGTACGTGGTCCTGCCTCCCAGTTGAGTCCCATAGTTCGGATACTCGCTGCCCGCCTGGGCCTCGCTCTTCCTGTCCTCCGTGATCGTGACCCACCGGGTGGTGCTGAGGACCTGCGCCCGCACGAGGCGCACGAAGTTCACCGGGAGATCGGCGCCCGGCGGGTCAGTCCCGTTGCCGGCCCCCACGGAGAGCAGCGTGGGGGTATCGGCGGTGTGCAGCAGCGTCCGGTAGCGCTCGTGGGTCTCGAGCACCTCCGCCAAGACATCGTCCTTGGCGCCGTTGATGGCCGGGTAGAGGTACTGCGGGGCGAAGAACGTCGTGGTCAGAGCATCCTCGCCGGCCTCGGCCAGGACATCGAGGCCCAACTGGTAGAGATTGCCCCCTACACTCGACATTCAACACCCCTTCGGCGCTATCGGCGGCGCCGGCCGCCCGCGGGCTTCTTCTCCGCGGCATCCTCTGCCTTCTCCACATCCTCGAGCGTCTGAACCCCAGTGCGGGACGCCAGCTCGTCGTCAACCTGGCTCTTGGCCTGATCCGCCGGGATCCCGGCGTCCACCTTGTCGAGCGCCGAGATGAAGTCCTCCTTGGTCCAGCTCACGTTGGTCTTCATGCCCTTCTTGATTGCCAGCGCCCGCAGCTCGTCGCGGGTGAAGTCGGACAGGTCGATCGGCGTGCGGCTCTCGAACGCCGCGATCTGCTCCTCCGTCTGGACCTGCTCAGCAAGCACCTGCTTCCTGCTCAGGTCGAGCTTCACGGCCTCCGCCAGCGCCAGCATACGGTTGTCGAGCGCGTCTCCGCGCCTGAGGGCCGAGTCCTTCACGCCCTGGCCGCGGTAGACCGCGTTGTCGGCCTCCCGGTGACGCAGGTACTGTTGCTCGACGTGATCGACGAACCTGTTCAGGCCCGCGCTCTCCATCTCCGAGAGGATCGCCCGGCGCTCTGACTCTGGCAGCGGGTGGCCATCGTCGTCGATGAAGCGCTCCACGCGGATCGGCGTCACCCCCCACCGGCCCAGGTGCCGTCCCACCATCTCCAGCGCGAAACGCTGGTCTACCTGGTCATCAGAGACGTGGAAGTTCGTCAGCTCCATCGGTTTGAAAAGGAATTTCTTCCCCCGGAACTCGAAGGTCAGGGGCTGTGGGCATGGGTTGTAAACAATGTCGCCCGCCGTCAGTGGTGCCATCGTGCGCCTCCTCGTTGTTGCTGGTGTCATCCAGCGGTCGCAGGCTCTCCCGCATCGCGCCGGCCACGCCAATGAAGTGGTCTGCCGAGGCAAAGCCCGTCAGTTGCAATGTCTCCGGGTTTTTCTCGAGGTACTCCATCCAGTCCTTGTGCCACTGCTGGTAGCGCTCGTCGTGCTCGTCATCAGCGCGTTGCTGGAGGGCCTCTTCCTTGCGCTCAAGGTCATCGAGGAACGCCTCGACCGTGCTGGCAAAGCGGCGCCAGTCGGTGCGGTAGAGCTTCCCGATCATCGACTCGTAGCCCGGCTCTTGCCGAACGCCGGCATCGTCCTCGAGGTAGAAAATGGGCCGTGGCGGATGGGTCCTGGACTGCTTGTTGCCCTCTGTCATCCAGGTGATGCACACCCAGCGAAGGCGAATCCGGTCCCACACCACGTCGTAGGCAGGGTCGTACCGGACAAGCGCGGCCATCGCATCAGGGAACCGGCGATGAGGATCCATCGCCGAATCGTCGAAAGCGAAGCGCCGCGGCTTGTCCAGCACGGGTATCCAGCCTTTCAGTTACTCAGTCGTTCAGTGAATCAACTGCTGTTTACGGCTCTGCGAGGTCCCTGATGCGGCCCCAAGCGTTGCTCTGCTTGATGCCGATGTTCATGTAGGTCCCGTAGGCCAGCTCGGCCACGTCGCGGTGCGGGAGCCTTTCCCCGCCAGCGACCTTGTCGATGCTGCCCCACGGCTTGACGATGAACCGGCAGATCTGGGCCAGGTTGCCCATGTAGATCTCGCGCAGCGGCGCCTGGCGATCGATGAAGAACTTCTTGCCGTTCCAATCGATCTCCGTGTAGCCCAGGTGCAGCTTCGCGCTCAGGTGCTGGACCTGAGGCAGGCCGATCGCGATCAGCTTGCGGCGCTGACCCTTGCCCATGCCGATGAACGTCACTTCCTTCCCACTGAAGGTCTGGATGGTGTCGTCCATGGACTGCATGAGGTCTTCGGTGATGTTGCGCAGCGTGCCGCCGTTAGCGTCGATGTGACTGCGCCACTCTGGAGTCGTGGTCCTGTTGATGAACTCCATGATGGCGACCGTGAGGGTGCCGTCATCCACGAGCTGCTGGAGCCCGGTGATTTCGTTGCCCTCGCCGGTGGCGCCGGTGCCGATGCCCACGTTCTCACGCACCACCACGTTGGTCGCGACCACCGCCGCCTGACCGATCGTGGCCAGGTTGACCGGAGCACCGGCGTTGTCCACAACATCGAACGTGCGCGCTGCGTAGTTCACGTTGGTGACGTTGAACCCGACATCGAGCGTCGTCTGGTTGGCCGCGCTGTTGCGTGTTACCAGCGTGGAGGTCCAGAAGTCCACTCGCATCGAGTGACGGATGTACTGCATGTTGCTGTCCGCTGTCAGCGTCACCCTGTCGTTGGTGCCGGCGCCATTGGCGACCGCCTGGACCGCCCCGAGATTGCCACGACCCGTCCCCCACATCTGGCGAGACATGTCGTTGCGGGCGTACTTCGTCTTGCTCTCGATGGAACGGTCCAGAGCGTCGAAGAATCCCTTGACACCCTTGGTGATGCTGGCCTCGGTCAGCCCCGTGATCCGCTCGGTGAGGTAGTTCAGCTTCGGGTTGATGCGACCCTGGGCACCCCGCAGTGCGATCGAGCCTTCCGGCCCGCCGGGGAGATTGCCGCCTTCGGTCGCAGCACCCACGCTCTCACCGCCGGGGAGCTGCACGGGGAACAGCCAGTACTTGCCGCCCGAGTCGTAATCCATGGTCTCGTCTCGCTCGAGCAGCTCGAGGAGCATCGGCTCTACGTTCTCCTGCTCCACGATGTAGTTCGCGTACCGCTCCTTGGCCATGAAAAGGAGCGCAGTCAGTGTTGACTCAGCCATTTACTTACTCCTGTGGGAGCCTCGACATCTCTCGGCGCGCGGCGTGGAATGTCGAGTCTTTGCCCGTGAGAGATCTCACCGGCTCTCGCTTCATCCCACCCCCCGTGCCCATTGGAGCCGAAGCATCTCGAAGGACTGATGGCGGGAATTTCTTCCCCTTCTTCATCAGTTCGCTGACTCCGTTTTCGACCTGTTTGTCCATGCGCGATTTCATCGCACGCCACACCGCGGCCACCTCGGCCCCGACGTTGTGCCACGTGCTGGTGTCTACCTTGTCCCTGCGGATGACCAGTGCCTTCACGTCCTCCGCCCAATCCGGGTCCACGCCTTCTGCCTTCGCTGCCTGGGAGAACAGGCCCTCGAATTGCGAGATGCCTCGCTCGTTCTCCAGGCGTTCGCTTGAGGCGCCGAACTGCTCTTCCATCGCCTCGAGCCGCTCGAGCAGGGGGGCCGTGGCCGACTCCACTGCCTGCTTGGTCTCCCAGTTGTAGTGCTCCTTGGGGTGCGTCTCGGCATCCCAAGGGTTCTGCGGTGTCGCCTCCGGGCTGGTACCCCGGCTCGGCTGCTGTCCACCGCCCGCCGCCAACTGGGACATGCGCTCGTACCAGATCTGCTCCGACTTCTCGCGCTGCTGCTCCAGCGCCTGTGCGATGCGCGCCTCGATGTCATCGGGCTGTGGCGCCGCCGCGGCAGGTGCTTTCTGGAGGCCCTGGATGTACTGGCTGAGAGCTTCCTGTGAGGTGAACTCCTGGTCGCCGTACTTGAACTTGAAGCTGGTCGGCTGGCTCGGTCCCATCTGCGCCAGCTCCTCCGGGGTGAGATCCGGAAGGTGAACACGCTGCGTTCCAGGATCGAAATACCCATCGCCTGGGATTCCAGACATTCCAGGCGCCTGCGATGGATCCGCGCCCGGCGCAGCACCACTTCCCGCACCGGCATCACCGGCCGGGGCAGGCCCACCACCCATTTCCATCAGCGATTTCAGAATCCACGACATGGCTCAGCCTCCTTCGCATCCACTCGGGCCAGACCTCGGGGCACCACCTCCCGGTGATGCCTGATCCAGTCCCTGCAGACGACGGTGTTGCCTGAAAAAGCAAAAGGCCCGAGGGGGCTTTCGCCCTCTCGAGCCTCAGTGGTCCTGATAGCCCGGCGCGTGCGCTACGTGCGGATCGATGTCACGCCGGTGGCTCCTGATGCAGCGCTGCTGTTCCGCAGCACCGCGTCGTACTCATTGACACTCTTGTATTGCCTGTTGACCTCAACGAGAGTTGGTCTCCCCGATTCGACCCTGATGGTGATGTTGCCGAAGAATGGGCTCCCTCGCCCTGGGTTCAACGTGCCCTTCACGATATTGACAACATCATCGACTGTCAACAGTCCGCCCCGTTACGTTTGTTCCGTGAGCCTGCGCGCTTGTGTCCCGCCGGCCTTGCGGATCATCTCTTCGAGGCCACGACGCTGCTGCACGGGCGATTTGAAGAATCGCTTTTTTGTCTGCACGCCGAGGTATTCGCTGAGGCTCTCGCGGGAGCCGCCGGCCTCGTTATACGCCTGGACCTGATCGCGCAGGGGGTTGGGTTTGATGGGCTTTCTTTCATTCGGCATGGCTACGACCTCGTGTTGGTGTACATCTCGCGCAGGCTGCGCAGGTGCTTTTTCTGGATCGGGCGGCTCGGGTTGAACGAGCGGTAGTTCTGGCCCTTGAGTGGCTGATACGGCTTGTATGTTTTCAGGCCGTAGCGCTGCTTGGCGCCGAACTCCATGGTCTTGGTGGTTGTGGTGGTTCCGCCCATGCTGTTCATCGTCTGGCAGTCACCCTGGTACGTTCGGTCTTCACCTGCTCTCCGCGCTCGCGCTGCTTGCCCCGCCGGAACACTTCCTCGATGGGTTCCTTCACCTTTCCGCCGATCGCCTTGTCGAACAGCGCCATGGATGCACCCTGGACGGCGCCAGGCAACGCGCCCTCGACGAGCCCCCTCGCTGCTCCCCTGGCGACTGCTCCGGCTCCCGATCGTGCGGCGCGGTACATACTCCCAAGGCTCGTGCCGCGCGCTGCCGTCGCGATGCGCGGGCGCGTGAGCGCGCTGGCCTTGAGTTTGCCTGCGAACTCGTCCACCGCGGCTTCGGTGTAGCCGTGCCGCGCCGTTCTCATGGCCGACCGACCGAAGCGCCGCGCTTCCGCGTCACGCGCGGCCCTCTGGCCAGCGGTCATCGCCCGCTCTGCGGCATGTTCGCTTCTTTCGGCCTGTCTGGCCGCCCCGATGTCGGCGGCGCGGTACTCGCGCAACGGGTCGCGCCTGGCCTTCTGCGCGATCCGAGCCTGGCCGCGACGTTCCCCACCACCCCGCCGATCCGCTGTCGCGAGCCGAGTGCGCAGGTTCTGGAGGCGCTCGGCAACGCGGCGCTCCGCGGGGTCGGTGTAACTGGAAAGCGGCCTTCGCGGGGCGGTCGTCGGGTCCTTGAGGGCCATGTGCCTGCTCCTACTGGGCCTTCTGCCCGTACATCTGGCTCAGCGAACTGAAGTGCGCTCCACGCTTCGGGCCGCGCGGCGCAGCCTGCCTAGGCTGGTCCTTGCCGCGCTTGACGCCCATCCTACGAAGCTCGTTGGCCGCGTCGAGGACTGACTGCTGCCCGCGCTCGTACATCGGCTTGTTGTGCTTCGCCCAGCCGGACGCCTGCTGGCCGACGAGGTTCCGGTTGGTCTGCTTGATCTTGTCTTCGAGGTGCTCTCTCTTGCCGTACACGGCCTACTTGCCCCGTTCGCGATACATCGCCGAGAGCCTCTTCGGCCCACCGCGCTTCTTCTTGCGCACGCGCTCAGGCAGACTCTTGACGCCGCCCTTGGTGTGATGCGCGAAGCGCGATGCGGTGCCCTTCTTCACGTCGCCGCGGGCCTCTGCGGCCCGCATGAATCTCGCCTGAGATTTGCTCGCGTAAGGCACGGTTGCATCCCCCTACACTGCGCCCATTGGAGGTCCGGCTGGGCTCATCTGCTGGCGCGCAGCAGTCGGGCCGACTGTACCACGACCTCCAGGTTTCCCACTGCGGCCTGGTGGACCGCCGCCCGGAGGCGCCGCACCAGGTGGCGCTCCCGGTTCTTGCGACTCGCCACCGCCAGCGCCTGCAATCCCGCGCGGCACGCCCGGCGGCGGCTCAGGTTCCCCGCCAGCCGTCGCATCGGCCATGGCCTCCATGCGCGCTTCCTTGAACATCGCCCCCTGCTGCATCATGACCATGCGCTCCTGCAGCTCGCGCGCGTGCTCCTCGATCCGCATGCGGATGTCTTCAGAGGAGTTCTCAAAGCTGCTCGTCTTCATGTAGTCCACCGTGACCATGAAGTGGATGGCGACGTTGTCGTAGGGGCCGATCTGGACTTCCTCGCCGTCTTCGAGCGCGGCGAGCAGGCTCTCGGCCTTCCTGATGTCGCCAGCGCTCTCGTCAACGAACTTCTCGTCGCCCACTCCCATCAGCTCGCGGATCCTGATGCGGTTGCGCGGGTCCATGATGTTGATGGCCCCCATGCCAACCAGGTCCACGACGGTCTGGGCCTTGCTGACCTCGTCCTGGATCGCCTTGGGCTCGGCCTCGATGCGGTAGACGTAGTTGTCGCGCATGTCGGAAGCGCGGAAATACCCGAGCGCCCGCCTGGATCCGCGTCCTGGCAGGCTCACCCGGCGCGGGACAGTCCACGCAGGCGAGCGCTGGATGGCGTAGAGCCTGTGGGTCTCCATCTCCTCGTGGTGGCGGTGCAGGTGCGAGACCTTCGGGGCGAAGCGCACCGACGCTCGCTGGATGAGCTGACGCAGCGCGATACCAGCGCTGATCCCCTGAGGCCGCTCCCCGACCAGGACTTGCTTGGAGCCGCTGACGCGCTCGAAGAACTCCTGAATGAACATCTGCATGTCGGCGACATACCCGGCGTCGGCCGGGTGCCGCCCCTGGACGAACTCCGGCTTCTCGCCGCGCGGGCCGGGTTTGTACTTGTAGATCGCCCCGACGTTCGCCATCAGATCCGCCTCGGTGAATGAGCCCTTTGCTTCTGTGGGGGCGAGCCAGAAGGGCACGGCCTGGACCTTGCGCGCCAGGGTGTTCTGCGCGACCGCGCTCTCGAGGTGCCGGTTCAGGCTGATGAGCGGATGCACCAGACCGAGCGACCATGGACTGCCAGGAATCGGCGTGTAGCGACTCTGCGTGATGAGGGACTTTGCCAGCGGCAGCGGCCCGCCGTACATGACCCCAGAACCTGCCACCAGGAACAGCCGGCCCTCCGGGTACAGCCTCGACGGTGCGAACTCCACGTGGTGGACAACGATCTGCTTCTCGAAGCTGTTGAACTGCCCCGAACCCCTGTTCCAGGCGCTCGCCATCCCCGAGGAACTGATCTCGTGGAGCATCATCTCCTGCAGGCGCCACTGCCAGCTCGCGAGGGGATGGTCGCCCATGCTGTCGCCTACGTGGTCCCTGATGTGCGGGTACTGCTCCTTGAGCGCCTCGACACCCTGGAGCACGTGGACGTGGCGCACGCGCGCGTCAGCAGCGCACGTCGCTCCTGGGTTGAAGAAGATCTGGATCCCCATCAGCAGGCGCGTCTTGGCATCCGCGAGGGTGAGTTTCGCCTTCGTTGTGGAGCCATCGGGCAGCGGGATGTCGATCTCGACGGCCTCGTTGGCGTCCTCGTCGATCTCGGTGAGGGTGAACATATCGCCGGCAACGACTGTCCCGAGTACCAGCATCTGCTGCAACTCGTCCATCCGGTCGGCGTCCCACTTGAACTGGCGGATGCGTTCTGCGACATCGGCGCCGAGGCGGTCGTAGGGGGCGTTGCTATTGGGGATGACGTGGCCCGTGACGATGCCCTTGTTGAGGTCCCCGGCCACCGACTCGACCTTCTCGAGGCACAGGTTGATGGTGGGGCGCGGGATGCGCACGGCCTGCTCGTTCGTGACGAAACGCATCCTGCGATCATCGACCCGGAGGTGGTGCTGGCCGATGAACCAGAGCCAGGCTTCGATGGTGCGCGCGTAGACGCGCATGAGGTTGGACTGCGCCCAGCCGTACTGCTTTTTCACCAGCGCGACGATGTCCTGCTCGAGCACCGGGTGGTCTGATTCCAGCAGGCCGCGCTGGATGGCTCCCTGGAGGCCCCGGTTGAGGTAATCCGAGTCGATGTGGCTCGAGCCAAGCTGCTGGGCAGAGTCGAGCACCGCGGGCGCGCGCGTGGGGACCGGGGGCATACCGCGAACGACGCTGGGTGTGGCCACGTCCGGCTACTCCTGTGGACTACCGAAACCGAACCCTGCCTCCGGGTCGCCCGGCTGGCCTCTCTCCAACTCTCCGAAGACTCTCTCCGCGACCGCGTGAGGATCCGATCCCGCGGTGTTGCCGTTGCGCTGTGCCTCGGCCCGCGCCGCGGCACCTGCCACCAGTCGGTCGCGCTCGTCGGTAAGCTGCGCGATGATGCGGCTGTACCCCACGCCGTGGAACTGCACGAGCAGGGCGTGGAGTTCCTTCACGCGCGCGCTTTCGGCCTCGAGCGCCTTCGTGACCAGCGCGATCGCCTCCTTGCAGATGGCGTGGTCGCACCGATGTGGCTCGCCGAACAGATTCATGCCGCCTCCCCTATCCAATCGGACTTTTTCTCTGCATCGCCGCGCTGCAATGCGGCCAGTTGCTGGCTGGCCTCGTTGAGCGCCTGCATGATCTCCTGTTGCCGCACTTTGCGCCAGTCCGTCAGCGGGTTGAGCACCCGATCGCCGAGTCTCGCCGGTGTCCAGTCCTCGCTGAGCATGTACTTATTGGCGTCCCAGGTGTGGTTGTCGTAGTCCTGGATCGTCTCTGGGGCGTTGGAGTTCGGATCGGGGTTCTCCTGCCACTTGAGGTTGGCGATTTCGTGTCTCTGCGCCGCCATGTTGCTGCAGAAATAGCCCCCGAACAGCATGTAGCCCTCCGGCTTCGGGTCCAGGCCAAGCACCATGAGTGTGTCTGCGCTCAGGCTCGGGAAGTGCCGGCGCATGAAGACGGTCTTCCTGAAATGCTCGATCTCGATGGTCTCGCGCCCGCGCCTGCGCGGGGGGCGGCACGAGATGGCGTCGGGCTCGGCCTGGAGCTGCTCGAGCAGGTTGGTGCGCGGCGCCTCAGCACCGAAGCTGATGAGCTGGCGCTGCTTGGAGGCCGGGTCGATGAAGATGTCATCGAAGACCTGGTTGCCCATCTTCTGATGGATGGTGTACTTCACGGCCGCCGTGCCCGTGAGATAGCGGTGGTCCTCATCGGTCTCGATCCGCAGGTCATAGGCGTTGCGGATGTAAAGCTCGTCGTACCAGACGATGATTCCCTCGGGGCTGATGGCGGCGAACGTCACGGCGAAGGGGTTCACGCTCGCCGGGTCGATGCCCATGCGCCTGGACCAGTAATCGGGGATCGGGATGCGCGGCTGGATGATGTGACTGACCGATGGGTGCAGGTCGTCCTTGTTGATGAACTCGGGGAAGACCTTCAGGCCCTTGTGGATGGACCAATCGAGTTCCATGTAGCGCGCCCAGTCGTGCCCATCGATCCCCCCGGGCATGTGCGAGGCGGCTTCCGAGCGCCATTCATCCGATCGCTTCGTCGGATCCGCGGTGTAGTGGATCTCGGCGACTGCGAAGTGGTTGATGTTGTTCTCCCACGCCCTGACGCCGATGCACGGCGACTCCGGGTTCTCGTGCGCCGCCTTGCCGCTGCCTTCGGGAGAGAATCCAATGGGTGGCCGCTGCTCGAGGCGAGGGATCAGCATCTGTCGCAGGACATCGGACGGAGAGGGAGCGCTCGGTTGCGAGAGACTGTCCGTGCTCACGCTCGCAGCCTACACAGCAATGGCACTTGAGTCAACGAAGCCCTCCTGCTACCGTGGAAGAGCATGAGCGGCACCAACGGCAACAGCGCGGTGACGGTCGAAGAGGAAACGTCGGCAGAAGAAGGCAGCGTTGACCTCGACGCCGTAGTTGCCACCGTCGAGCCAGAAGACCCCCTCAAGCCCTTCCCCACGCCCTACAAGGGCAAGTTCCGCCGCGTCAGCGCGCAGATGTACGCACAGCGTGTGTTCGCCGTGCTCGCCAATCCCGCTTTCGATGACCTGAACATCGGGCAGAAAGCTGAGCATGCGGATATGAAGGCATCCACGTTCAGCCGCTACTGCAGCGACGAGATGATCTACGCGGTGATGAAGTTCCGTAGGCGCCGGCTGATGGCGGAGATCCCGGCGATCGACAAGGCACTCGTCAAGCGGGCCAAGATGGGCAGTCTCGGGCACATCGAACTGGCCTACGAGCGGCTCGAGGGGTACCATCGCGACCAGGCTGCGGCAGGCGTGGACGAGACCACGCGAAAACTCGCCGCCCAGGCATGGGGGATGCTCGATGCCAGCACCAGGGAGACCATCAGCGACGCAGTCGCACGCTCCTGGAGCAACCGACACCGATCACCAGACGCTGGTGGCGACGATGGCGGCGCTCCAAAGGGCGAGCCTCGACCCGCAGTGGGCGATTCTGAACTCGGGCCTGTTCCACACCTGGGACAAGGCAGACCCGAATCACCCGTACAAGCCACTGCCGAACTGGATGGATTACCTTCGGTTCGTGGTCCACTGGACCCACTCGCATGACCGGGTAGCGTTCGCCAAGTCGCGCGACGTGATGCTCACCCTCACCGTGAGCATGTACTGCCTCTGGTACTGCCTCTTCCGGTCGGGCACGGAAGCCATCGCTATTTCCGACAAGGCCGAGAAGGCCGAGCACAACCTGGGCCGCATCTGGACCGGGTATCGCTCGATGCCACAGATCGCGCGCCACCTGATGCCCGCCTCCCAGCGCCTCGGCACCTCCGGCCAGGCCCGCATCATCACCATGGACGAGCGGGTGTCCTTCATCCCAGGCCAGGCGGATTTCAAGGGGTCGCGGCTCGAAGCGATCGCCTCGGGGCCTGACAAGATCCAGGAATACCACCCCACCATCGTCTTCATCGACCAGGTGGACACCACGAGGCTGCTGCGCGACACCCTGGCCGCCATCTTCCCGGTCATGAAGCGGGGCACCAAGATCATCATGGTGGGGTGCCCGCATCCGGGTGTGTGGCGGGAGATCTGCTACGACATGGACGAGATGAGTTCGGTCAGGCTTTCTGGTCCGGCTGAGGTGGTGGCGGCGTAGGGGCTTTGCGCACCACCCCGCAGAGCCTCATGGCCTCTCGGCACGTCGGGCGGCGGCAGTCGCGCACGAACTGCTTGTGTCCGGTGAGCCGATGCACGCTCACGAAGTATTCGTAGAGCGCGACCCTGGCGCGCTGGAGGGATTCGCCGGCCAGGTCGTTGAGGTCGGCCACGCGATCGATGCACGCGCTCTCGATGATCCCCGCCAACACGCGGTACAGTTCCTTGATGTTCTGGTCCTGGGAGTATTCGCGGCGTTCCTCGTGCCGTAACTGCATGCCCTTGCGCTGCTTGCGGTTGCTATAGCGTTTGTAGGCCAGCCGGTCGGAGCCGACGATGTTGGTGAGATACGACTGGGTGAGGTTCGCCACCATATCGGCGCGCACGTTCCACAGGCTGCGCGCGAGGTCCTCAGGCTCGACTTTCCAGTGCCGCAGCGTCCAGCCAACCAGGCGGCACAGGCGCTGCTCGAACTGGCACATCTGGTACATGAAGCGCGCGCGATCCCGCCGGTCCAGCATCAGGTAGTCGAAGAGCTTCTCGGCAACCTCCGGCCCACCGCACCTGGTGTGGTAGGCGATGGCCTCGAGATAGACGGGCGAGATGCCGAGTTCGTGGGCCAGATATTTGATGGTGAAGCCGCGCAGGTTGATGAGCCGCGCGATCTCGCTCTTGCCGAGCGTCACGCGCACGCGCTGCCTGCCTTTCTTGAAGCCCCCCGGCACCGGAGGCAAGCCGTCAAGATCCAGGATGTTCTCGCTCAATTTCGACCATCCTCGTCATCTCGTGGATCGGCTGGGCCATCCAGGCGTAGCCGTTGAACTCGATGCGCGTCTTTCTCCCGTTGACGTACCTGCAGGCGCCCTTGGGCACAGGCATTTTCTTGAGGATGACCTCGCCACCGCAGTACCGCGGCCAGTATGTGGCCTCCGAGCGCGCCAGGCAGTACGGGCAGATGGCGATGATCACCCGACTGGGTCTGCGATCTTCCGAAGCACCGGCCGCCCCTGGATGACCGTTATGGAGCGCACCCCTTCATCTGCGGCGGCGAGTGCGCAGTGCTCCCTCCAGACAAGAACAGCGTCAGCCAGGCTGTCGGCCTCGACGTAGTCTTTCACCGCACCAACACTTATTTTGTTCCAGATCACTTGGAAAAGCATCATCCCCCCTGTTCGTCTTCGTCGTCCCAGGTTTCCTCAGAGCACGGGTCGTTGGGGTCGCAGTTCACGCACGGTTCTTCACCGTGCTCCTCGTGGTCGCACTCCCTGCAGATCCCGTGGCCGCATTTGTCGCACACGTCCTCGAGATCGTGGTTGTCGCAGTCGTTGCCGTTGTCCATCTCACTTGCTGGTGTGCTCAGCGCTCCTCTTGCCGGGCCAGGTCGTGCTGTCTTGCGCGGGATCGACGTTGACGACGGGCGGCACGGTGGTGTTGGTGACCGGAGGGTATTGCTCCGCACCCGTCTCGGCGCCTTCGTCATGCTCGCGGCCGTAGAACGAACTCACCTGCTGGCCCCCGCCGCGCAGAAACGACTCGGTAGAGGCCGACATTCCGCGGACTGCGCGGATGGTGCCTTGCGGCGTGCCGTGGAAGTTCATGACGTTGCCCACGGGAATGCCCATGGCCATGCCGACTGCCCAGGCGTCCTGGTTCGCGCCGAGGTACGTGAAGGTCCAGTTCTTGGTGGCCTCCTTCTCGGCGATGAGCGCCTTGAGCGAGTGGAGAGTGTGCTCACGGCTGGAGTTCTCCTCCCCATCGGTCAGCACGCAGAACAGGACCTTGGTGTGCACGCAGATGCGCTTTTCGGTGTCGCGGATGCTCTCGAACACCGCGTCGTGGAGCGCCGTGCCACCATCGGGCTGGTAGCTCAGCAAGGTGAGCGGATGGCAATTCTTCACCGGCTCGCCGTTGTAGCGGGCCTCACGCGCCGTGTTGAACTGCACGAGCGTCATGCCAACGTCCGGGTACGACTTCTGGATCGAGCCGAGGTACTCGTTGAACGCCGAGATGGTCGCGGCCTTCTTACTCTCCATCGAGCCAGAGCGATCGAGCACGACGACGATTGTGATGTTCGGATCGGGAATCATTGAGGTTGTCCCTCCTTCTCCGGTATTGTCGGTACGCGTATTTTCACTTCACGAACGCGGAAGAGGTAGTGCCCGCCGCGTCGTGACAACTCCCACGTGAACATCCAGAGCACGTGGTTTTGCTGCATCGCGCTGATGATGCTCTCGTTGCCAGACCAGCCGCCGGTCGCGATCTCGTAGATCCGCGGGCCGGCCGTCTCTGCGGCGCCTCTTGCGGCCCGCTCCCGCCAGCCCCAGTCCTCCGCCCACCAGCAGGATTTGATGAAGACGAACCAGGCGATCTGGCCTGCGCGCGTGAAAGCATCCCACCGCGCGATCTTCTCGAGTTCGTCTTCGGTGGGATACTGATTGTCGTCAGGCATCGCAGAGTGGAAGAGTACATTCCGCTAGACACGGGTGTCAAGCGAAATTATACTCCGCGGCGCGTGAGTTCACCCGCATGAGGAGGATGCTCTGATGAAGTCTCTCAAGACTGAACGGCTGTTAGCTTTCGGGTTGCTCGGGCTGCTGATAACACCGGCACTCGCGGTAGCCGATGGGCCGGGGAAGGTCGAGCTGCTCTACGGGCTGACCTCTCCTGCCGGCGACACTGGTGACGAGGAGCAGATCTACGGCGCCGGATGGGTGTACCACACCAGCGGGCCATGGCACGTCGAGGTGCGCGGGCTGCTGGGCGAGAGCGAGCAGATCGACACCGAAGATGCGGAAGTGGAGGTACCGGAGGCTCTGAAGCACTGGGGTACCACCTACGTGCCGCCGACCATCACCAAGAGAGTCGAGCGCACCGAAGACGGCCGGCTGGTCTCGCTGAGCTTCGGGCTGCGCAGGGTGCTGGGTTACGGCAAGTCGGTCAAGCCGTACCTGGCCGCAGGTGCAGGACCGAACATCACCGAGTTCGGCTCGGACTACGTGACCTACAACGCCGGGGCGGGGTTGCTGTTCGACCTGAGCGACACGGTGGACCTGGTCGTAGACGGGCGCTACGTCGGCCCCATCGACAAGCAGGACGACGTTCACGCCATCGCCGCGACCATCGGAGTGAGCATCGGCAAGTAAGTTTCCCAAGTAGGCCCTGGCGTGCGGCGGGGGGCAGCGTCCCTGGTCAAACGCCCGCTCGCCGGGGCCTCCCCCACAGCGACGGTGCCCCAGTGCGACCCGACTCAGACTTCATCGACGCGAATCCCGGCAAGGCCATCGCCGCGGAGACCTTGCGCCACAACGTGGATAGATGGAAGGAAAACCGCGATCGGCCCCCAGGCAGGAAACCGGCGCTCAACTCACACTCAGGCGCCGAGTCCCATATCGACACCAACGCCTGCACGGGCCATTCGTGGAACTGCGACTGCAGGCACTGCCTGGTGGACTGGTTCCTGCATCACCCGGTCGGCCACGAGGGGTACCTGTCGTTCGCGCTGTGCTGCGATACCCTCGGGCTCAACCAGCAGGCCGTGCTCGAGAGACTCGGGCTGAGATGATTCCATCGGGGTGTAGCGTAGTGGCCAACGCACTCGCTTTGGGAGCGAGGGACCGGAGGTTCGACTCCTCCCACCCCGACCATCACCACGGAATCACGGTGTGACAATGATCCTCGCCGTCTCCGGCTCGCGCCACTCCGGCCACGCCATCACCATCGCCAGGTTCATCGCGCGCTTCGGCCTGGCCCCCTCACGCATCGTCACCGGCGAGCAGAAAGGTGTCGATGCCGCAGCCCGCGCATGGGCCACCGACCACGACATCCCCCTCACGGTTATCGAAGCCGAATGGACACGCTACGGGAAAGCCGCCGGCCCCATCCGCAGCCTCGCCGTCATCAAACGCGCCCATGCGCTCCTCGCGCTTCCCTGCAAACACTCCAAAGGGACGCTCAGAGCGATAGACATTGCGAAGGAACTCGGCGTCGAATTGTTTTCCGAATACATCCGCTGCAATAGGAAGAACGATATTGTCACCGACCAATGGACCTGGCACCGTCCAGGCTGCCAATGCCTCTACTGCGTCGATATGAGGCGCGACCCACCTAGCTGAGGGGAATACCCGCCTTCTCCCTCCAGTTCGGCCCGAACCAGCGAACGAAGTAGTCCTCGTCTTCGTCGGTCATCGAGCCTTCGATGTCGAGCTTCCGGGCCATGAAAAGCTGGAACGACTCCTCCCGCTCATCCCCAGACTCGAGCCGCTTCCTGATGCGCCCTGCCTCGCGACGGTCGATCTTCCCGAGGCGCTCCTCCGGGCTGTCGTCGATCAACACCCGCCCAACCTTCGCGAGCCGAAGTAAGTCCGCAGGCTTCGGGGGCCGCTCTCCCTCCTCCACGTGCCGCGCCAACGCCGCAAGACCCTCCGTGTCCGAAATCCGCACCATCACCTCGTACCATGCCTGCCCCGTCGCCGGATGAACCCTGAGGTTGTAGAGCGCCGCTATCCGGTCCACCAGGCTCTTGATGCCTGCCTGAGTCAATGCGTCCCCTCCTCTGCGTCGAAGACGTAGGCGTCCACTTCCTTCGGCTTCGGGTTCGTCCACCACTCCCGCCGCAAATAGCGCGGCGTCCGCGGCAAGTACTGCAGCCCCTCCCCGCGGTACTTCTGCCAGCCAAGCTGCTCGTTCAACGCCCCCACAATGACCTCCGCGTCGATCTCGAGCTGGTGATCTCTCCAGAGTTTCTCGCATTCCCGGCCCGACTCCGGAAACGGATGCGCCCTCCAGAACGCACAAAACCCAGGAAGGTCTTCTGGCGGTTTCCATCTACTGCGGTTCGATGTCGAACGAGAACCCCGCGCCGGTTTTGGGCGCGGGTGTATGTTTTTAAGATCTTCTTCACTTACCTCTACTACACTACCCTTACCTAGTGACATTTTGTGACGCGGCGTGACATGGCGTGACAAAGAATCACGCTGTCGCTTAATCTGCTGTCGCTGTGCTGCTTTACCTCTGTCGCTGTTGAGCCATCCGCCACGGCCACGCTCGTTCCATCCGTGCAAGGATCTTGGTTCGTCCATGTACCCAGATTCGATGAGCGCGACGATGAGTGCCTGCGGGTCCCCCTTGAAGCCGGCCGCTTCAGCGATGTCTTCGTCCGACCATAGCGATAGATCCCCGGTCGGGGCCTGGATCATCGCCGCCTCCCACAGTGCTATCAGGTAGGCGTGAGCTAGGGGCTCGTCAAGTAGTTTTCTAAGTCGGATTGTCTTGCGGTGGTGATTGAAGCCGAGTTCAACCGGCACGTACATCTTACGCACCTCCTCAAGATCGCCGGGGGGCTGTGGGGCTTGAGGTCCCCTCAACCCCCCGGCAGGTGTGGCTGCGCCTTCCTGCTTCTGCCGCGGGGCGGGAACCCCGCGAGGCTCACCAACATTACCCCAGCCTCACTCAAAATGTCAAAACCAGAAAAACGCCCTACAAGGCATCATTTCCATGAGTCGCACCCCAAACTACCTGGACCAGAAAACGACGCGGCCTACACCGGTTTCCCGATGAATGCGGGCCATCCTGGCGCAAACCAGTAACCCAGATCCGGCAGGCACCACCAGAACAGCCAGACACACGGCCCACTGATCCACTCATGTGTCACCTAACGAGGACGGCACTTCCGGGCCGCGAAAGTAGGGGTGGGGGCCATACCCTGAACCATGGGACTCCCCGCTGCTCGCGGGTCGGTCGGGACGCACGCGCGCACCACGCGGCGCACTCCCCCAGCTCCCACTCACCGGCCACGCGCTCTGCTGTTCCGCTTCGCACACCAGCCCCACTGTGTGCCCTTGTTCGCATTCGCTGCATAGGCGCACCTCGCAACCAACATATGCGCATCTAAGTAGGCCGCATAGGCGCAATGTGGACGGGACGGGTACTGCGGGGTGTGCTGCCTGACGAATCAGTCACCGTCAGTCACCGTCAGTCACGCCAATCTGCATGGGCACATACTCACAGCCTGCATAGGCACAATCGCACAGGTTGCATATGCATCTGTCGCAGAGTGTCGCGGCGTCACTCGGCTCGCGGCGCGGGTGTCGGGAACGACGTCGGCATCGGCACGCCTTCGAGGCGTTCCAAGGCCCATTCGAGCAGCGCGCGGGCGTGCGCCACGTCCAGGCGCGTCGGGCTGTCGTGAGCCAGCGAGTCGAGCGCGCCCCGCAGGCTGTCCTCAATCCATGCGTCCGTGACGGCGTTTTCGTCGGCGCAAACCGCACGAAACAGGCGATTTAGGGGATTTATGGGATTTAGGGCAGATGGGCTAAAGGGCGGGCGACGCATACCCATTCTCTCCGTTTCCCATATACGTATCAGTCTGCGACGCCCATGTGGAATGGCGGTGCTAACGTTCGTTAGCACCCCGGCGCCTTGCTTGGCGCGGGCCGTATCACGACTCATAACCCCCTCCATCTCTGTCCACTGGGTAGCGCCGCAGGAGCATGTATCCACGCGCAGGATGTTCCCGTGCGCCGCCGCCGACTCACAGTCGTCAGGCGCGACACAGTACGGCCAGGGGAGATCCACGCTCTTATCGCTGCGGTGCTGATGGCTCACGCCCGCACCAAAATACGTCCGCCGCGGGAATCGTCCTGCCAGATTTCGCGGCCATCGGACAGCACGGCCACGGGGCCGTATCCGTTCGGGTCGGCTTCACGGGATGCCTGCTCGTCCACTGTCACGCCGATGGCCTGAAGAGCCAGGTCCAGCGCGTCGGCCCAGTTGTCGCCGCGTCGATTCGCGTCGTCGATGGCCTGGCGGACAGTCTCGCAGATTTCCTCGTCGGTCGCGTTTGTCATGCGGGGAATGGTACGCCTACTTGACAAAGCTGTCAAGTAGGGGTATATAGAGACCAACACATTGAGGGACCACATGAAGCTACCTGAAGGGCTAGACCCTGACACGATTGTAGAGGCTGCTGAGTCGGATGACGGTCGTGGTTTTTGTTTAGCGTGTGGTGAGGAGCATTACGACATTGAGCCGGACGCGCGGGAGTATTTGTGCGAGTCCTGTGGTGCGGATGAAGTCTACGGGGCGGAGGAGTTGTTGTTGATGGGGGCAGCGTCGTGAGCGCGGGCGCCGCGGTGTGTGAGCGGTGTTTGAGGGGGTACGCGCCGGTGCGGAAGGTATCGAGTCCGCTGGAAGCTGCGACCTTGTTCAAGACGTTGGCATCGCGCAGGACGGAGGCGTTGCGGGTTGCGTATCTGGATTCGCAGAATCAGGTGCTCGCGGTGCGGACGGTATCGGTAGGCTCGCTCAACACGACGCGCACGGCGCCGCGGGAGATTCTACGGCCGGCGATAGAGGCGAACGCCCTTGGGTTCATTCTTGCGCACAATCACCCATCTGGGAGTGTGCGGCCATCGCAGGACGACATTGACTTCACGCGAGTGGTGAAGCGAGCAGGGGAGATGATGGGGATCTCGCTCTACGACCACGTGATCATCGCGAAGCAGAAGGGGCGGCCGTTGTCATGGGTGAGCCTGAAGGAAGAGGGGCACCTGTGAGGCCTGGGCATCTTACACCGATTATCAGGCACGTCGCGGTGTGTTGTGGGCAAGACGTTGTGTGTGAGTTGCAGGTCAACGTCTGTCCGACGTGCGGTGTTACCTACGACTGGGCGGCACGACGGATTCGCGGGCGTGTGGTTGATGCGGATGCGGTGTTGGCTCCGGTCTATGAATTCCCGAGCGGGAATCGGAGGGCACAGTGATCAGCGCGCGGCGGGGGCCGTACACGTTCGATGAGGCTGTGGCGATGGTGCGCGGGGCGGGGTTCACACACGTTCTCACGATGGCTGGGCCGACGCCCGTTGCCGAATGGTCTCCTTACGGTCAGGCGCGCGGCGAGCGGTATCGGGTTCGCGTGGACATTGTGAAGGGGCGTGTGTACGACGAGCCCCCGGAGCACTGTCCGCCGGGGTTCGGTCTAGGCGTGTGGACGCTGTTGAGGCTCGACGAGGCCGCCGGCGCGCTCGATCCGGACAACGCGATGGCCTACGTCTCGATGCTGCGTCGCGCGCACGAGCTGGGGGCGTTCCGTCAGGTGATCTTCGTTTCGCACAGTCAGGAAGTCTGGGAGGCGGCCGACGCGCGCCTCTTCGTCGCCGACGGGCGGGTCACTACAACTCTTCAGAGGGAGGCCGCATGAAGATCGAGATCAAATCTTGGTGGACCGGCAACGTGCTGATCGAGGTAGAGGCCGACTCGATCCGCGCGGCGCTGGAGATCGCCGTCGGAAAGAAAACCGACCTCAGGGGCGCCGACCTCGGGGGCGCCGACCTCAGGGGCGCCCACCTCAGGGACGCCGACCTCAGGGACGCCGACCTCAGGGACGCCGACCTCAGGGACGCCGACCTCAGGGACGCCGACCTCAGGG